GAGTTGCATAATCTTGTCACAAAGGAATTCCTTGCCCGTATTAAATCGGGTGAGGCTTCCACACAAGATCTAAAAGCAGCTTGTGACTGGTTATCAAAGAATGACATCAGTGGTGTCGCCTTTGAAGGTAGCCCACTAGACAAACTGGTTAGTATTATGCCAACTGTTGACCCTGAACTTGTACAACGGAGACTTTATGGCTCGAAAGTCTAGTTATAGCGGAGCCAAGTATGCTAATGGTAATTATAAATCTTACCAAAAGAAATATGATGGCTCTAAACTGCAGATTTCTAAACGATCTGCATTAAATAAAGAAAACCGTAAACGTGGAACCTACGGTAACGGTGATGGCAAGGATGTATCCCACAAGAAAAATGGAAAGACATTCCTCGAAGCAGCATCAAAAAACAGAGCACGTAAAGGACGCGCATGACACCCCTACTTCCTACCCCTAAAGATTACCTATACAACTTAATAGCCATGACCTCACCAGAAGCTAAGCGTCTGTGGAGGCGCTCTATTAAGGAACACTTTGACCATACTTGTATCTATTGCGGAAAAACTTATGACCTTAGTCAGTTATCTATCGATCATGTTCATCCTCGCGCACGTGGCGGAGAGGATGTCGCAACAAATGTTGTATGCGCCTGTACCAGATGTAATCAGGATAAAGGAAGTACACCCGTCCTTAGTTGGATGAGAAATAAATTTGGAGTTAATAGACTCCGTGAAAAATTAATTATGGAGTATATTAATTAATGGATTTTAATGATCGTTTGAAATCATTGCAACGGTTTCAAGGCACGTTAAACAAAGTTTCAGGTACTAAAGCAGAAACACTTAGTGTTAGAATTCAAGAATTAAGTAAATACTTAGATCGTGAAAGAGAATGGGTTGAATCTAAACAAGATGCTGTTGATAAAAGAAGATTAAAACAAATCAATAAAAATATTAAAAAAGCTGTTAAACAGTTTAATGCTAATCTTTCTCAATTACTGACTGATAGCAACAAACCTTTAACACATGATGCATGGCGAGCAGCTAATAAAGAATTTCCTGAACTTGCAGGCATCTCAGCATTAATAGAATCACACCATGGTCTTGGTGTTAAAGTAACTGCGGACCAAGTTATTGGATTTACTGCACCTCAATGGGTTGAATATAATGATCGCCTTGAGAGTGGTTTAATTCAACGAAAGGTAAAATTAAGACCTGGCAATGTAGATCCTAATGCTAAGGGTATTCTAAAACCGTTTCATCAAGGTGGTGTTCATTTATTAGATAATGCTTTAACACCTAAACCTGCGAGTACTATTGCAGGTATGGCGGATGCTACTGTTGAAGCAGCTGTAACTTCTGAAGAAGTATTAGATAAATTTAGAATTAATCAGTCAGGTAAAATTTTAACTAGCCCTGAACTGGCTTCTGTAGGTGCACCACAAAACGCGGCTGCAATTGAAGCTATCCGTCAAAACCCAGAATTAGCTAAAAACCCTGAAGCTTTTAAAAAACTTTTAGACAACACAGAGTTAACACAAGAAGGTTTGAACAAATTAGTTTCAGATCTTGACTTACCTTCTAATATAATTGAAGAAGTACCTTTAACATCACGATTACAAAGTGTTTTTGATTTTAGTAAAAGCGTTGTTAAATTAGCACCAGGTATCGGTAAAGCAGGTCTTGTTTTAACAGCAGTTGGTGCTCTTAGTGACGCTGCTTCAGCAACTACAGGTACTTATGGTACTGTAACTAAAACTGGAAAAGAACAAACTGCTGCAGGTCTTAATGCTGCTTCAGGTGTTTTAGGTCTTGCTTCTTTAGCTGTTCCACCATTAGCTGGTGCCTCTGCAGCTCTTGGTGGTGTAGGAATGCTTGCTGAAAATCGTATTGAAAGAGATAAACGTAGAGAACGTGATACTGATATTAAAGCTGGTCGTATCCAACCTAAACGACTTGATCCTTATCAAACTACAATTACTAAACGTGAACCCTCTACTTTAGAAAAAATAGCTAGTGACCCACTTAATGAATTTGAATACCTTGGTAAACAAGCGTTCAGTTTCTTTGGCTCTGCTGTCCGTCTGGCCTCTCCATTGGGCCTGTAAGCCCTCCCAACCCCCTACACGCTAGATTCTACCTATGAACACTTTAGACCTCCTTAAAGACGATTTCAAACTCTTCCTACAAGCATTATGGAGTGAATTAGATCTACCAAACCCTACACGTGCTCAATATGCAATTGCTGATTACCTTCAACATGGTCCAAAGCGTTTACAAATCCAAGCATTTAGGGGAGTTGGTAAGAGCTGGATTACTGGTGCTTTTGTTCTTTGGACTTTATTTAATAACCCCGAAAAGAAAATAATGATCATATCTGCTTCTAAAGAACGAGCAGATAATATGTCAATCTTCCTACAGAAATTAATCATTGAAACACCCTGGTTGGTACATTTGCGCCCAAAATCTGATGACTCCCGTTGGAGTCGTATCTCATTTGATGTGGCTTGCTCCCCTCACCAAGCTCCTTCTGTTAAATCAGTGGGCATTACTGGTCAGCTTACCGGTAGTCGTGCTGATTTAATGATTCTGGACGACATTGAGGTTCCTGGCAACTCAATGACGGAATTTATGAGGGAGAAGCTTCTACAATTATGTACTGAAGCTGAATCTATCCTTACTCCTAAACAAGATTCACGTATTATGTTTCTGGGTACACCTCAGACAACATTTACTGTCTATCGTAAGCTAGCTGAGAGGAGCTACAAGCCCTTTGTTTGGCCTGCTAGGTATCCTAGAAAGGTTTCTCAATACGAGGGCCTTCTAGCGCCTCAGCTAGTTGAAGATATAGATCAAGGTGCAGAGAAATGGGAAGTAACTGATGATAGGTTTGATAATGAAGACCTGATTGAACGTGAAGCATCAATGGGTCGTAGCAACTTTATGTTGCAGTTCATGTTAGATACGAGTTTATCCGATGCTGAAAAGTTTCCTCTTAAATGCTCTGACCTTATCGTCACTAGTGTTAACCCCTCTACTGCTCCCGAATCCGTTGTTTGGTGCTCCGATCCACAAAATGTTATCAAAGACCTCCCCACTGTTGGACTCCCTGGAGACTATTTCTACTCTCCAATGCAGTTACAAGGAACATGGGATCCTTACCAAGAGACAATCTGCTCTGTTGACCCGTCGGGTCGTGGCTCGGATGAAACGGCAGCAGCTTTTATCTCACAACGCAACGGTTTCTTGTACTTGCACGACATGCGTGCTTATAGAGACGGATACAGCGACAATACATTACTCGATATTCTAAAAGGTTGTAAAAAGTTTGGTGTTACTAAGCTCCTCATTGAAACTAATTTTGGTGACGGTATTGTCTCTGAGTTGTTTAAAAAACATATGCAACAAACTAAACAAGGTATAGACATTGAAGAGGTACGTGCTAATGTTAGAAAAGAAGACCGAATCATTGATAGCTTGGAACCTATTCTTAATCAGCATCGTCTTATCATTGATCGTAATGTTATTGAATGGGATTTTAAATCTAACCCACAAGCTGCACCTGAAGAACGTCTACTCTATATGCTCTTCTATCAAATGTCACGGATGTGTCGTGAAAAAGGTGCAATTAGACATGATGATAGAATAGATGCGTTAGCTCAAGGTGTACAATATTATACAGATGCCCTAGGTATCTCTGCCCTTGAGGCTATTAAAAATCGTAAACGTGATGAGTGGAATTCAATGATTGAAGAGATGATTGATGACCCTCATGCCTCTGCTAATCATATGGTTTTTGGTATGAATTTAGAACAAAGACAACAAGCCAGGGGTAACTCTAAAAGCTCTATTCCTACGTGGATTTCTTAACCCCTTACGTATAGGGGGGAAGGGAAGGGTGGACCCGACTCTCCGAAAGGGAGGAATTCGAGACAAAGCTCTCATTCCTCCTCTTTTCTTAATGAAGCGTGAGGAGGATCCAAAGACACAAAGACAAACATCTCCCTCTTCTTCATTCTTTAAAAACACCTTCTTTAAATATATTATTTAAAATTATATTTAAATCTTTTGATGAATCCCGTGAGAACTTATTAAATCTCAAAGACCAAACTTTATTAATCCCACCACAACTTATACTACTGTATGCATAACGTAGAACTTGTTCACGTAACACCTGATGCTGAACAATTGATAGCTTATATGGCTAGAGTATCTAATCCAGATAACCAAGATAATCCTAATTGTATTAAATTAATTAAATATCTTATTAAACATAAGCATTGGTCTCCCTTTGAAATGGTTAATATGTGTGTACAGATTGACACTACCAGAAGTGTTGCTAGTCAAATCTTAAGACATAGATC